ATTTTAATCTTTGCGGGTTATCCTCCCTATTAAGTAGAGTTTTCATTAAGCTAAATATCTCTTTGACACAAACTTCTATACAAAGTTTAGGAAATACTAAATTATCTGGTTGGCCGAAATAGTGATTGCATTCATCGCAAATATCAACACCAATACTTATGCTACCTAAACTTTTAGGCATAGTATGTGGCTTCTCTTTAAATGTTGTTTGAGTTGCATCTTTGCCACAAAAAATGCAGAATCCTTTATTTCTATAATCCATGTTTTTGCTTTATTTTACAGCAAAAATAGAATTTTAAATTGATTTCTTCACAATCTCTTCTTGGTGAATTCTATACTACCCAATTATTTTCCTTTCATCCTTATACATCCTACTTTTATACCGTATTTGTGACAATCGCTTTGATGTCACGAATAGGAAGCTTAAATATTTACTAATCATCTGTATTGGTGGTATTTTTACTTCCGCAAATTGAATTTCAAATTTAATAATTCATACGGTATGAAAGGAAAAATCTTAGTAGCACTAAAAACGAAGTATAAAACCTTTGGGTTTGGTGATAAAGCATTTGACGGGGTGGCTGACTACTTATCTAAAACCGTTACTGAAGAAAGTCAAATAGAAACTGCTATTAGTGGGGTCGAAGGACTTTTAAAAGCTTTTCAAGGAGACATTGATACTGTTAGAAACGAAAAATCGGGTCTGCAAAAACAATTGGACGAATTGAAAAATAAAATCGAGAATCCTAATCCCAATCCTAACTCAAATCCAAAGCCGGAAGATAAGAAAGATGACATGGCGACCATCATTGCAAATGCGGTAAGCGCTGCTGTTAAGCCTCTTTCCGATGAACTCGCTCAGTTTAAGGCTGAGAAGTCACAGGCTACCCGGCAGGAGCAGATTATGGCAAAGGCAAAGGAGTATGGTATTCCCGAAACATTCGCAAAGCGTTATGCGATTCCTGATGATGCAGACTTAGACATTTATTTCAAGGACGCTAAACAGGAACTTGCCAATATCGGCTTTAGTGGTGTGACTCCTCCTGAATCAGCGGAAACAAAGATGGAGAAGGAAGCTGAATCTATTGCGAATATGATTTCGGAAGGAACAAAAACTATTGTTGAATCTAAAAAGTAAAATTTATGGCAGCAGGTACTAAGTATAACTTGACCCCGGAATACAAACCGGAAGAGTTCTACCGTGTTGAGACGGGTGTCAGAAAGAGCGGACCGTGGAAGTTGGATATTACCAACCTTGTAGTAGGCTCTGTTCTTCCTGTATTCACACCTGTACAAGCGGACTTGAAGAAACGGACACTCGTTCCCGTCCGCAATGTGAAAGTGGTTGAAGCTTATACCACAGGAGACTCTAATCTCACCATCAAGGTGGCAAAAGATTCTTTGGCTTATCGGGGTATGTTCATCGGAAGCGGAAAGAAAGGCGCAGAGGTAGCATCTATCGACAAGTCAACCAAGGATTATGATGTATTAACCATCAAAGCGGCTTTCGGAGAAAATATCGCTAAGGATACGGTTCTTTTCGAAGCTACCGCAGTAGGTGGAACAGTGAAGAAGAACACTGCAAACTTCGTTCTTTATGATGCGAAGAAAGTTGAGAGCGATGGAGCGGTTCTCTGCACTCTCTTGATGCAAGCCTATGAGGTAAAGGAAAGCAAGTTGGTTCTTCCGATCCATGAGATGGATAAGGTGGGATTGACAAGCCGTTTCCAGTTTGAGTATTAATCATTAAAAGTTTAGATATGAATTTGACCATACAAACTTTATTTACAGATCCCAATATCGTTCAGGCGATTATTGACCGTGTCCTCCAGTTGAGACTGGACACAATCTACTGGAAGCAATACGGAGATTTCTTGGAAACCAAAACCCGTGTTTTCAAGACTTATCTTGGGACAGTAACGGGTGTTGTTGCCGGTTCCATTCTGGGTAAGAATGATCAGAAGCCTATTCGTGAAAGACGTAGCCTTGGAAGTGGTTATACTGAAATTGCTTACTTGGGCGACCGTTATCAAATGGATATTGAGCGCCTGTCACAGTTACAGGATATCATTGACAAGTTCAATGCAGCCAATACAGCTGATCAACGTACAATCTTGCAGGAAATCATTGATTTTATTGTTGATGATTACCGTCAGATTCTGCTTGCTCCGCACAAGCGTATGGATATTATCGTTCCTGAATTGTTGATGACTGGTAAGGCGCAGGTTCATTTGGCCGATAATAAGGAAAACATCGAATTGTTGGACATCGAGCTACCGTTCCACTTCCTTACTCCTGACGCTTCAGCAAAGAATGTATTTATCTCTTACTTGCAGCAGGAGATTCAGAAATTGAAAGCCAAATACGGTGTATTCTCCAAAATGATTATGTCTCGTGGTACGTTTATGAAGAACATTGTAGGGGCTTCTGAGTTCGGTGATAAATTCAAGATGATTCTTGGTGAGCGTGAGTTCATGGTTAATGCAGGGTTGGTGACTGACCAGATGGCATCCAGCGTATTTACTGGAATCGGGCTTCCTGCAATTGAGATCAAAGAGGACTACGTAGAGAATCAGGCGGGCGAGAACGTGCAGATTTACGCCGACAACCGTATCACCCTGTTGCAGACGGACAAGGTGATGAAGATGCGTCACCATAAGCCGTATGTAATGACGGACCCTGTTCCGGGACGTTCTTACAATACTGCTGAAGGTCAGATGTCGGTTTGCAACTATCGTGACGAAGAAGGTCGATACATGGAATACACCGCTGAGTGGATTCCTGAGTTTATCGCTCCTAACAAGATTGTGAACATTGACCTTTCAACGATGAACGCGTAAATAGTAAGGGTGTGAGGGTCGCACCCTATTGTCTAATTTTATAAATCAGTAAAGAAATGAAGAATTTTATTTTTGCCATGTGTGGCTTTTTGATGATGTCTTTGGTCTCGTTGGGTGTACAGGCATCAAGTATTAGTGAACCTATTCCGTCCAAATCAGAGTTATCTGCGGTGGATGTTGGTCTGCCGGATATTCAGTATGTCACTTTTGAAGCTGCTCCGTTGAATTGCTTTGTACTGACCGATTCGCAGCCTGTGATGCTGATAACGAATAGTTCGGTTGTACAAAGTGTAATGACGATGAATGTGGCTACACAGGGGAAGCAGATTTCGGTTCCTAAGTGTCCGTTCCGGTACATCTATAAATCGAAGTATTGTACGCATTATAGTTACACTGTATATAGTAGATTGATTACACCATATTAAGATGACGGTAAACGGCTACATACAACAGAAGTTCCAGACCTTCGGCATTCAATTGTCGGAGGCTGACCTTTTGGATATGTGTCTTGCCTCGAAGATAAGCGGAGAGGAAGAGATGAACGAGGATTGCTACGGTCTTGTGTCGGTGGCAATTGCAAAGTTCATCCCCTCTCTTTTACTTCGTGCCACTTCAATCAGTGAAAGCGGTTTCTCTATGTCTTGGAACATTCAAGGTATTAAGGACTACTATTCGCTTCTGTGTAAACAGTACGGATTGAAAGACGAACTGACGGACAAACCTAAATGTACCTTCTTATGATATTCGCTCCCCACATATTGCAGGTAAAAGTTATCACCCCGATGGATAAGGATGAGTTCGGTAGACCCATCCTCGGAACAGGTGGTGAAAGCTGGCAGGACGTATGTAAATGCCGTTGTGATGATGTGAGTGCGGAAAAGAAAGTGTCTATCAATGGAGTTTTATATGACTTCAAGTATAAGGTTGTCTTTAATAAACCGTCAAAAGTTGAAGCTGGTACAGAAGTTCGTTGTTTAAATCCCGATGGAAGCATAAGAGGCGTAGGCGTGGCGAAAAGCCCTTTAGAAACAAATTGTTTTTCTTATAGAGTGATATGGTTGGAGTAGATGCAGATTTCTCCGATGTAGAAGATTTTTTCGATGAAGGAGAATGGGAAGTTGAGAAGAAAATGATTGATGTAGGCGATGAAGCCGTGAAGTACGCGGAGGAACATGGCGATTATCAAGACCACACACTCACTTTGAGAACGTCCAATGATTACGATGTCGATAAAGACGGTTTGACGCTGAAAAACGAAGCGGAATACGCTTCATTCGTGGAATCTAAGGGATTTGATGTTTTAAGTAGTGCCGCTTTATTTGCGGAGAAACGATTAAAAGAAGAATCTGAATGATAGTAACCACCGACATAGGAAACATCCTCTACCGGGACTGCAAGGCTTTCGGAATAGACACAGTACCCAACGGGGAAACTCTGACGGGTGAATTGAAGTCCGAAAGAATCGTTATCCATGCGAAGAAACAACAGCCGGGGACTTATTGGAGAAAGTCTTTTGCGGAAGTGAATCTTTGTGTTCCTGATTTAAGCGAGAATGGAGCCAACACCATCCGTTTGAATGAACTCGAAAGAGAAGCCATGAAACGGTTTGATGATGTAGTAAGCACCTATGACGGCACAACCTATCGATATTCTATCGAATCAATCGGTACAGAAGCGGACACAGCTTTGAAGTGTCATTATGTAAATGTGAGAATTTTGTTTAACGTGTTAAATGTGAAATAATATGATAACAGCAGTAGAAATAGACGAACTGTATTATGCAGACCCTATTAAAACGGTTACAACTCCTGCTACCGGATTGTCGGGTGCGGAGGTTGCCGCAATCTTGAAAAATGCAGCAACGAAAAAGGTCCAAAATGTACATGGTGATACATTCCAGTACGAGGAAGCGGAAGCAAGTGTCACTCGTTACAAAAATGCTTTAACTGGCGAATATTACCGTGAAACATCCGAACCGGGTGAAGTGAAAATCAACTTTACTATTGGTGAGTATGACTACAAGACTAAAGAAGATTTGCAAGGTGGTAAAGCCACAGAAAAGAATTGGGAAAGAGGAAAGCATAAGACTATCCATAAGTGCGTCATTGGTAAAACGAAAGATGGTGTCTATGTGGTGTTCCCGAAAGCGGCTATCAATGCTCGTGGTTCTAATACCGACAAGGCTATCGGATTGGCTGTTTCAGCCGTTCCCCTTTCCACCGGTGTGGATGGGTTGGCTTCTGAGAAATGGTTCGATGAATCTGAGGTAGTTCCATCTGCATAAGAGAGATTTTGGTAATAGATTGTTTTCGGATGGCGGTGGGTGGTTGCTCGCCGCCTTTTAATTTAAAAATATGAATCAAGCAGCTAAAATAGTGTCTGATGCCCTTTTAGGGATAGATTTTAAAAATGTAGAGATAGGAGGAATGATTTACACTATCAAACCGCCTACTATCAAGGTTATCTGCCGGGCGATAAGCCATTTCTCAAAGATAGGCATGGATGGTAATAATATCATGGAAGCTATCAAGGAACTGCCGGAAGCTACCGGAGATATGCTGAAAGGTATTTCTTGTTTCATCTGTGGTAATGAGGATTTGGTAAAGGCTTTAGAGAACGGGACTTTTGAAGAAGTTAAAGACGCTTTGGAGGTGTGCTTCTCCATGATGGATATATCGGCTTTTCAGTGTGTCAGCTCGATGAAGAACGTGTCGATGCTGGCAGCAAGACCGAAACAGTAGGAAACACAACGTTCTTCGGGCAGATAGCCCATTTGATTGACACGCTTCATCTGAGTTATACAGAAGTGTTTGAGGTTATCCCTTATAGAAACTTGCTAATGATGCAGAGGGACAAACTTCATACTGTCAGCGGGCAGAAGGTAAGGAAAATCAGTGGTAAGGAATTGGCAAATCGTAGAAAAAAGAGATAGGTAAAGAAAAAGCCGGAGAAATCCGGCTTTTATTATGTTAGCTTTAGTAATTGTAGTACAAAAACAAATGTGACTATCAATGTCGAAATAATGGTAAACAAAGATTGCAATGTCGTTTTACTAATCCTTTTTCCATACTTTTGTATCTCTTCCGGTGGCTTACTCATGATAGCACTTTCAAAACGAGCTTTTTAACCAATATCAACATGACTATCAGCTAAATCACATCTATTATCATATAAAACAGAACTAATAAGAGGAAGGTTCACACAAGAAGTACCGGCGCGTTTCTTATGTGAACCGGCTATAAAATCATGTGAAGGGACATATCCTATTTATACGCTTTCTGAGAGTTGAGATTGGACCGGCACTTAGTTATGTGAACAATAAAAAAAGCCCCGAATCAGAAGGAACGGGGCGAAACCTTATATGTTATTGCAAATTACCAATTATCGTTTTCATTTCCGACAATTCCATTTTTTACAGCTTCTTCAATTTTGTCCATTATGACATTAGAGTAAGCATGTGTCATAACAAGTGCTTTTGATGATGTTTTCTTAGCTTTATGCTGATCCTTTTCAACAAAAGGATAGCAACTCTCAAGGGCCCATTTCTCATTTCCATTTACAGGTATGGTTCCTCCTATTGCTCCCATAATACCACCACCTGAAGACTTTATTACATCATAATATTGTACTGTGTAAGTAATGCGTATTTTTTTATCTTTTATATCCACTTTTATAATTGGACGAATACTAATATTATAAGCGTTCATTCCCCCTACATGACCGGCAATATCCGATACGTATCCTTCGGCTATTATAACTCCTGTGTCCTTATCATTTAATTTTATAACGGAATTTGCGTCATTGAATGTAGCAGTAAACCAATAGTTCAATGTTACATATAACTGCTCTTTATTCGATTCTCCGCATTCTATTATTTGGGTATAAGTCAGAGAATTGTTCTTGTCAAGAGCAAGTTGAGAACCTAACGTTGCTGCTGCTTCAGTCCACTTATCTCCATATCTCTCTTTGGCATATTCTTCTAACTCTTCTGCCCTCATTACTTGAGCATTAATAGAAGTATAACAACATAAGGCAATCACTAAGAATAAAATTTTCTTCATAATCGTGTATTTTTAATATTAAACAAGTTGCAAAAGTATATACTATTTTTAACTAACCAACTATTTTTAGTAAATTTTCCAAGTCAGAACGTGATTTTATCGTGTAAACTACTCCTTTGTACTCAAATTCATCCGCTTTTAGTCCTCTTTTTACTTTAGTTTGAATTTAGTACCGAAAATGGGGCAAACAGTTACAATAGTTTTATTGTCTCTAATGTAGTTTCAATATCCGATATTGAATTTATTTCAAATAATTGTCCTTTAGCTTTAATAAATCCCATCACACCGTCATTGACGAATAATTCAGGTACTTCAACATTGAGAAATTTAGCTATTCTTTCTAAACTGTCCATTGTAGGATTTCCATTACCCGTAATGATTCGGCTAATACTTGCTTGAGATGTTCCAATTCCT